GGGTGATCGGCCACAGGCCTGCAGCGCCGCTGAGCAGCACCCGATAGGCGAACGTCCCGGTGCCGGGCAGGCCATCGGTGAAGGTGACACTGCCGCCGACGGACGCCTCGTAGCTGTACCGCTCCCACAGCTCGTCGTAGTAGACAGACGTCTGTCCGCCAACCTGCATTGACGTGAGGGTCTGCCATGCCCCGCCGTTGTAGCTGCGCTGCAGAGTCATGATCACGCTGTTGGCGACCACGCCTGGCGTGCCCGAATCCAGGTAGCCGGAGTTGTAGTACGCCAGGCTGAAGACCACGGTCTTGGGCCCGCCACCGGTGCCAAATGGCGGTGACTCAACCGTCGCGGTCGTGGAGACGGCCGTCGATCGGTAGGCGTTGCGCCGGATGCCGGCCGAGAGTGAGCCCCCAAAGAAGCCGGCCCCCTTGTTGTCGAACCACAGCAGGCCGTTCGCCTTGCTGCAGGCATTCACGTCTGAGCCGACGCCAATCCAGAACAACAGATCTCCTGCCGTTCCGAATGGCTTGCCGTGCGCCAGCAGAAGGCCGCCCGAACGCGTCAGCCAACGGCCACCCTCGAAAGTGGTGCTGCCGGTATTGTTCGGGTCTACGATTCCGAAGCGGTCGGCCACGAAGTCGATGCGGCCGATGGTGCCGTTGTTCACCGAGGTCATGCCGATGGCTCGGCCATTGACGTCGAGCGCCCAGGTGTACTTGGCGAACATCTGGCTCTGGCCGTTCTCCAGAGTCGTGGCGCGGACTTCCAACGCCTGCGTGGCCGACGCGGTGCCGCCGACGGTCACCTCGTCGCTCCACACCGTCGGCGCCGCGCCCAGTTCCAGCTTCAGCCGGCGGAACGACGATACGGCGTCGGTGACCTCGCAGATGATGCCAACCAACAAACGAGTGGTGCCGGCGGGAACGTCGATCGTGCAGCTGTACCTGGTCCAGACACCGACCTTGGCCGGGTCCGACAGCGCGGTGACCGAACCGATCAACCCGTCATTGTTGTACGCGCTGATCGCCAAGCGGGCATTGCCTTGCTGCCCGTTGCGGAAAATCTCTCCGGACAGCGTGTGCCTTCCAGGAGTAATAGGCCCCGGGATGAACTGGTAGGACGTGTCGTTGCTGGTGGTGGCGTGGATCGCCGCGAACGGTCCAAAGCTGGCGTCCGAGTACGCCCCACCGCTCGCCGGGGTGGTCCACGATGCGAAGCCGCTCCGCCACGTGGGGTTGGCGATCATGTTGGGATTGGCTACGGTGGAAGCCTTCACCTGTGTGATCGCGGTGCTGGTGGCGCTGACGGCGCCCTCGAGCTGCTGAACCTCACTGCGGAGAACCTGCAGCGCGGATGTCTCCGCCTTGCCCTCCACCGTTGCGTTGACCTGTTCGATGCGCTGCCCAAGCGCGGTGTCACGGCCCACACTGGCCTGCTCGACGGCAGTCACGGACGCGTGGGAAGCGAGACTGCCATCGCCGGCAGGTAGGCGTGCAACGACAGCATCTGTCCGCTGAGCCTGCGCTGCGTCGCCGGTGGCGCGAGCCTGTGATTCGGCCACGACCGATGCTTCGCTTGCAACCATGCCCGAACCTGCTGGCATGCGCGCCTGCACCGCCTGCAGTTGGCCCGCCTGGGCCTCATCAGCTGACACCCGGGCATTTCGCTCCGCGAAAACACTGGCCTCACTCGCGACCGTGCCAGCCCCGACCGGCATACGCACCTGAATCGCCTGCAGCTGCGCGGCTTGGGCCTCGATCTCGCTCGCGTTGGCGGTGGTCATGGACAGCGCACCAGCGACTGCGTCACCCAGCGATGCGTACTCGCCGATCAGCTCCCACACGGCAGGAAACAGATCGGGCTGCTGTCCGCTGGTCTCCACCCGAGCGCGATACAGGCGACCGCCGGCCTGCACCAGATCGCCGACGGGGTACACGCCGTCGAATGACCATTCGTCCGCCTCGAGGATATCGGCCACCTGTGCCGCCACCGCGTCCGCCCGTGCCACGGCGACGTCTCGAGCGAGGTCGGCCTTGGCAGTCGCGTCGGCTGCCGCTGCGGCAGCCACGCGAAGATCTTCATTGAACCGGTCGATGCGCTCCTGACCGATCTGCCGGTTCAGCTCTTCCATCTCCGCGTAGTTCGGCACTTTGCCCGGGGTGCCCTCCACGATGGAACCCTCCCCGGGCTTGCCGCGCACGCTCGCCGTGATCTTGAACCACCACGCCTGCCCGCTCCCGTCGCTGTAGAGATAGCGGGTTTCCGTCGTACGGTGGATCTCCGTCCACGGGCCCTCCTGCGTCGGCCCCCGTTCGATGATGTAGACGACGCCCGCCTGGTCTACCGCCGCCCATTCGATCACCACACCGTCAGCAACCGGGTTGGGGACAACGCCGTCCACCGGCGGCGTGACCGCTGCCGTGTAGACGACCGGGAACCATGAGGACTGCCGGGGCGCCGCCGGCGTCACCGACGGAAGCGCGCCCGCCCCGATCTCGATCAGGGTGATTTTCCTTGCCTGCATTGGGAACTACCTTGCGTTGAGCGCTTCGCGCATCGAGGAACTGGTGCTGGTGCGCACGCCCTGCGTGGTCACCGCGAGTAGGTCGTGCAACAACTTGTTTTGCTCGGTCAGCAGCGCATTGCTCTGTTGGACGGCTGCTGTGGTTTCGGCCTGCCCCTTCCCATCGACCACCAGGTCAAACACGGCCCGGCTGAAGTTGTCGGGAAGAGCTTCGATCGCATCGGCGAGCTGGCCCATGCTGGTGCCGTCGTCCATGTCCAGATTCCCGACCTTCATGCCGTCGATCAGCCCGGTCACCTGGCCGAACAGGTTGTTGTAGTCCTTGCCACTTGAGTAGAGGTTGCGACCGAAGCCCAAGGCCGCCTGTGCGGCCGCCTGCGCCGCGCCGGCATCTCCCCCCGATACCGCGCGCTCCAGCTCGCGCATCGCCTCTTGCAGCTTCTCCTGGTCCGTCAGCGGTGACAGGTCGCTTATCGACAATCCATACTTCATTGCCTTCTTGTCGGCATCGATCTGGGCCTGCAGCTTCCCCATGCTCGTCGCGCGCAGGGCCTCGATCTTGGCCAAGTCCTCCGCCCGGGCACCAGACAAACCGAGCGCCTTGGCGTAGTCGTTGGCCGCCTTAACCTGCTGGCGGTAGGTGCGTTCGATCGACAGGGCCTGCGACTGATACTGCGAAAGGTCTCCCGTCAGTAGTTGCGTCGAAACATCCGCCATCAGTTCACCGTAGCTCTTGGCCGCCCCAGTCAGTCGAGCATAGGCATCGCTCATCGTTTCGCCAGCGCGGGCCAAGTCTCCCATGCGGTCAACTACTGCGGTGATCACTCCGTCGCCGCTGCGGCTCCACAACTGGGCAGCATTTGCAATGTCTGCCTGGATAGCAACGGTAAGGCCGGCCACCTCGTTAAGCTTGGCCGCGTCACTGCGGTAGCGATCTGCCAGACGTTCTATTTCGTCAGCTGCGCCGTAAGCCTTGGCCACCGCCAGCATGTTCTCGCCAGCCAAACGCTGGGCAAAGGCCTCTTCTGCCTCGTAGTAGACCCGCCCGGCAATCTGGCCGAACTCCTTGGTCAGGTTTCCATTCTTGTCGAACTCCTGTCGAAATGAGCCAGCCACCATTGGTGGCACCGCCACCCCCAGCGCTGCAGCCGCTTGGCCCATCGCCTTCTCGATCTGGTCGAAGAGGTCACGCACGGACTGCAGCGCCGCGTCGTCCATCGCTGCGCGATTGGTTCGGCTTTTGGATCCCCGGAAGAGGCTGCGCTTCTTGGACTGGGTGGTTTCACTGACACCAGACACGCCGGAATCACCGATGTTGAACTGGCTGGCGCCACCGGTAGTCTTCCAGCTTGTGCCAAACAAACCGCCCCCGGTGACCTTGTCCAGGGCAAATGCACCCAAGCCAATCCAGCCGGCGGGCCCGATACTCTTGAGCCCGCCGGTCAGCGCGCCCATCAGCCCTGAGCCGCCCTTGTAAGCAGCCATGCCGGCGGAGATGGCGCCGCTTACGGCGTTCCCGGCAAAGCCGCCGGCCAGCGTGGAAACGCCCTTGGTGAACAGCCCGTCGCCGCCCTGCATACCCATCATGCCGCCGGCCAGCGCGCCGCCCCAGTTAATGCCCGACAGCGAGGACGCCTTGCCGCCAGGCCAGGTGAAGGCTGGCATGTTGTTGCCGAATCCCATCATCGACGCTGGGTCCGTGCGGGTGCCGGTGGCGATGCGGGTCTGGAAGCCTGCAGCGGCCTGGCCCTTGGACACCAGCGCGGCCACGCTGGCCAGATTCTGGCCGCCGGCGGCGGTGCCATTGCCCGACAGAATGCTGTAGCCAACTCGGTCAAGGATGCTGGTCTGGATCGGCAGCACCAGCTTCTGCTGCAGCAGCTGGCGGGAAAGGTCGCGCAGGCCCTGCCTGGCTACGTCCTTCAAGTCCCCCCACAGACTGCGCCAGTCGCGCATCCCGCCGGCAACGAACTCTGCCATAGCATCGGCGGCATCGCCGACACCGTAGATCACCACGTTGGCCCAGGCCTCGACATTGGCCGCGGCCTCTTCCAACTGCAGCGACAGCGCAGCGGACGCACCAGCCGCGGCCAGAATCGACCGCTCGTACTCTTCATAGCTCGCCGCGCCCTTGGCCAATGCCAGCGCTTCCTTGCCACCAGCGGCCTCCACCGACTTTTGCAGCTCTTGTCGCATGTCGCGCTCATTGAGCAGCTGCCGGCGATGTAGCTCCCGCGCACGGCCTATCTTGCCCAGCATGGCCAGCTCACCGTTCATGGTCGCCAGCAAGGCCTCCGGGCTGGTCATGGCCCGATCAACCTCTGCCGCTGCTTTGGCGTATTCCATTGCGCTTTGGGCCATCAGCACGTTGGCATCACCCTGGGCGATGTTGCCCTTGGTCAGGGCGGCGTTGTACTCCGCCATGTTCTGCAGGTGTTTGGCCATCGCCTCGTCGAGCGGGCCGTTCATCGCCGCTGCCGCCAGCTGAGCCTGCTGGCGGTAGCGCTCCAGTGACTCAGTCGCGGCCTTCTGGTCCTTGGCAGCGGTACGGTCGGCGGCGGTCGACTGCTTTTTGGACGCGGTGAGCGCTGTTTCGGCCTTCTCTTGCTGAATGCGCAGGCGGATGTATGTCGTGCCCTGCGCGACTGCTGCATCCCAATCCGCGGTTCCTGGCCTCAACTTTCCTTGGTCCATGCCCGCCTGGAGCATGTCCCGAACATCAAGGCGCGCGACGTCTTTTGCGCTCTTTCCAATGCGCTCAATCTGCCCCGGGAGATTCACGATACCGTTGCTGATCGTCGCCGAAAGCGTCTTAAAGCGCTGTTCGAGACGGTCAAGGTCCCCGATCGCAGCCGTCGCGCCTGGACCGATGCTCTTGTGGAACGCCTCCCAGTTTCCATCTTGCCTGAGGCGCTCGATTGCGCCTTTCAACTCACCGAATGCAGGCCCCATCCGCTGCCGGAGAACGCTTTCCATAGCCGCGAGGTCACTCTCTGCGGGTTTGAGCTTCCCGCGAAGTGTCTCGATGGCTTTGCTGGTAGCTTCAATCTGACCTGCATATGCAAGCGCGCTGGCGCCGTCACCGCGGGTGGCGCTGCTTTGATCGCGATACAGGCCTTGCAGCTTCTGCTGGAGCGCCTCCAATTCCGCTTGTGCATCGCGGAGGGGCACGACCATCTTGCCGAAGCCTTCCATCGCCTCCCGTATCGATGAGCCGTCCAGCAAATCCTTGCGCAGCTCGCGGGATGCTTCAGCGATTCCGTCCAGTGATGCTTTGAAGCCTTCGAATCGCTCTTTACTCTCCCCTGCTGCCTCGGCCGCTTTGTAGATGCCGAACCCGATCGCCGCCACGCCGGCTGCGGCGAGCCCTGCCGGCCCACCGATCGCTGCGTAAGCAGCGGACAGACCTTTTGCCGCGACAGCGGCTGCCGTTTGCGCAGTGGTCAGCCGCACGGTGGCTGCGGTCATACCGGTGAGCCCCACCGCAGCTCGGTTAGCCACGACGCTGTGCGCCGTCCAGAGCGCGGTGAGTTCCTTCAGGCCGACCGCCAGCTTTCCGCCTGCGTAGAAGATGCCCAGCGCCGCCCCGACTGGCAGAGCCGCGGCGGCGATGACGCCCAAGTTATCGGCAAAGCCATTTATTGCTGCGGTAGCAGCTCGAACAGTACCCCCTTCCGCGCCGCTCCCCAGCAGATCCTCGAATGACTTCTTGACGGCACCGAGCGCGCCACCGAGTGTTTCGCGGGCAGCCAGACCGGCACCGGCATACGACTCTTCCATCACCCCCATCACCATAGCCTGGGCCTCGGCCAAGCGCCCAGTGTCCACCATGCCCTTCAACATGGCCTTCTGTTGGTCGGTGAAGCGGAAGCCTTGCTTCGTCAGGGCGGAGATTCCCTCAGTGGGATACTCCAGCGCCTTTCCGATCGTCTCTGCCGATTGAGTGATGTTCTCACCTAGGCGCACGGACTGATCAATCGCCAGCTGCAGCGCGCGCGGGAAATTCTCACCCACGATGCTGGAGTAGGAGAGCAGCCGGGTTTGCGCTGTCACGATCTCGCCCGACGAGTGCGTGGTCGCCTTCGCCATCTTGTCGGCCATGTCCACGAGCTGCCGACTGTTGTAGCCAGCGGCCTGACCGGTGGATTTCAGCGCGGCATTGAGCTGAGCCAGCTCATTCTGGGCGTTGATCGTCTCGGTGATGAACATGCCAAGCACCGCGCCACCACCGAGCGCGCCGAACCCTTTCGCCAGGGTCGCCATGCTAAGGTCGATGCTTGTAATCGACAGCTTCGCGTCGTGAGCAGCCTGAGCGAAGCTGTCGGACATCTCTCGCTGCATCTGCCGCATTGCTCGCGCGGCCCGTTCGGATATCCGCGGTGCTTTTCCCATATTACGTTCGAAGCTGCCGGTTTCCGCCAGCAGGTCAACGGTCAGGGTGTAGAGGGCCATTTTTCACCAATAGAAGAAAGGCCCGCACTTGGCGGGCCTTGGAATGACGGCAGGTTTCCAGCAATCAGGTCTTCTGGCAGAGTTTCCTGAGGCTGAGCACGATGTCGGCGAATCCGTAAAGGAACGGCGCCGAGAGCAGCGACGACACGGACGCAGTGAATACCCACGGCGCCACGCCCAGCAGGGCGACGGCGAGCCCTGCAACACCAGCTGCTACGGACAGGTGTCCTATTGTCTTGATCACTTCGGGCAGAAGCGTGCTGCTTGCACGTTCTTGATCAGCTTCCATATCGACCCTCTTCGTTTAATTGACGGCAGATATTGCCAGTGTCAGCCCGGGATTTCCTCAAACTCCATGTATCCACCAAAGTACTGGCGGCTGATGCTCTCGGCCGAGGGCAGCTGCGTGGCGTGGCCGTACATCGCAGCGCGCGCAGCCAGAGCTGGATCGAACGCCTTGGTCTGAATGTCGCGAAATTGCGGCACCACGCACGCACGCTGGCGCCCAGCCATCGCCATTGCGACAGTCTCCCAGTCCGTACCGCCCAGGCCGCCCTTGCGCACCACCTCAGTCGCGCGGCCGGACAGCGTGGCAGTCAGCCGCCGGTATACGGCGCCGGGTACGGTGTTGACCTGCCCGCCCTTGGTACGCGTGTGGACACTGGCGTCGATCGGTCCAACCGTCCACCCATCCTTGATGCCGATGTCAACCGCACGGAAAATCGCGATCTCCCCCACTTCGACGTTCGTCACCAGGGTGTCGATCATCACCGCGACGCTGCTCACCGTGGCTGCGGCGGTCGGGAACAGCCAGGCGCATACGGTGCCGTCGGGCAGGCGCACGGTCGTTGCGGTGGCCCCCGCGGCGCTGACCAACACCCCCTCCGGCACGTTGAGGCCGAGCAACGCCACTATCCCCGGGACCAGCCCCTCGGCGAGCGTCACGTTGATGGACAGGCTGCCTGTCCGGTGAATGCGGCTGCGGCGCCCCGGCTTTCCGTCGAACATTGCAGCGCCGGCGTCGGTGGTCAGCCAGGTGCCGCCCACCAGCGCCACAGACTGCACCGCAGGCATTCCATATCCGATCAGCACCGCATCACCCCCACAACGTCAGCACCACGTCACCCGTGGCAGGGTTGCGCTCCACGCGCCGCACCAGTACCTGCTTGCCTGCCTCCAACCCATACCGGCTGTAGGCGATGCGTCCCACCTGCCCCGGGTGCGGCGCCAGCTCCTGGTCGCCCTGCACGCTGACCCGGTAGAAGAACCGCTGCACCCGGTACATGGCCACTACCCGGTCGATCTCTGCCTGCGCGTCCGCGCCATTCCAGAAGAGCGAGAGCACCGGGTCGGCGCCGTCGGCGCGGCGGTAGTGAGGATGCATCGCCCCGGCCCCGTACACCTGGGCGCGGAACAATCCCATCAGCTCGTCGCGGCGCCACTGCGGCATGTCCACCACGTCCGTGACCAGGTCGGAAGCGCCCAACGCTTGGGCGTTCGGCCGGTAGGCCATGCGGCGCGTGAGGTTCGGGGCTTCGTCAGGAACGGCGAGCAGATCTTCGGCCAGGTCGCCGCCGGCGAGGTCGAAAGCCAGTTCCCCCGCCCATTCCTCTGGCGCCGCCACCTGGACGAATCGAAGTGCACCGTCAGCGTCCTGGTAGCAGCCGACTCCGTAGCTGGGCAGGATCGCGTTCATCGCGTCCCGGCCAGTGATGGCCGTGCCGGCGTAGTAGCCCACACCGGCATAGCCAGTGGCGGCATCGATCGCCGCGCAGTCTGTGCCCGACCATGCTGCCTTGCCCAGGCGCCCCATGATGTCGGCCATCGCCTGCTGCAGCGTCGCCGGCGCCGGCCCCGGGCCAACGCTAGAAGCGTCTGTCACCACAGGCATGACCGGTGGCGATCGCATGAGCAGCTGCTGCCCATCCGGGGATAGGGAGAAGGTGCCCGCCTCCATCGCGTCGCCGCGGTCAAGGACGGTATCCGTGTAGATCCGCGAATCGGCAACGAACATCGCCGTCGCATCCGAATTTGCCCCCATTGCCGGCACGCTGGCCACAGCTCCGATCAGCACCGGCTGCGGCTTCCACGCCAGGCCGGGGATGTTCGGCAGGAACACACTGCGGTTGATCACCTCGTCGAGGTCATCGTGCGCGTCCCGGAAGTAGATGCCCTTGGTGCCGTCGTCGTTGATCTCGATCCGGTCGAGCGAGAAGCGGTACGCCGCGTGCGTGTCGGCGAGCATCCCATCCGCCGGACCGACCCTCACCTGCGCCGGCGCGCCAGAAGCGCCACTGAGCGCCAGATCGTCCAGGACGCCATCAGCGTCCAGCGCCTGGCATTCCGCCGCGCTGGTCTGGCTCACCGGTTCACCACCCCACGGCCAGAAGTTGATTTCGCTGATGAGGGTGATGCCGTCGGCCAGCACTCCCTCGAACCGGGCGTTGGCCGGGGAGTCACCCGGGGCGGTCAGCCAGTCGGCATCGGCGAGGCGCGCCACCGCTGGGGATGCGGCGGGCAAGCGCCAGCCGACCTGAGCGGCAGGACTACTGGCACCCCACTGCCCTGCATTGACCGCCATGCACAGACCACCGGCTTCGGTGGCCGCGAGCGAGGCGCAGAAGTGCAGCGGGCCGGTAAGCCCGATGTCCCTCTGGTGGACCAGCACGCCGTTGCGGTAAAGCTTGAGCCGGGTTGGCGCGCCGACCTCCACCAGCACCCCCGCGATTTCACCTTTGGCAAGGACGGGCAAGCCGGCAGCGACCGGCCCACCGTCGAAAAGCACGGTCCCTGCGCCAAGGTTCCAACCAATGCCAGCGGCATCACCGCCGGGGAAGCTGGTCAGCGAAGCGCCGGCCGTCGCGACGCCGACGACGGCGGCCATCGGATCATCGCCCCACACCGCGAACTCGGCACCGAAGGTGCCGTGATCCAGTGCAAGGTCAGAGCGGGCCATGTGGTGGATCTCCGCCGCTGCGGTTGTAGCCAGCGTGAGGCCGCCGTCGCGGGCGGCCAGCAACGGGCCAATGGGCAGCGCGGCAAAGCGCCCGAAGGTGTCAGCCATCATTTCCTCAGAGTGAGTCGAACCAATCCTCGGCCTCGTCGTCGTCGGACTTCGGCACAAGAACATCTAGGAAGGCCTGCATGCTGCGCTTTGTGCCGGCCTGGCTGTGCGCTGCTGCCGTGAAGGCGGCGAAGGCCGCAGGCTTGATGTGCAGACCAACAGGGTCGATGGGGTTCCGCTTGTGAAACTCCCACCAGCTCAGGTACTCGCGGCGCGACATAGTCGACCGCAGCTCGGCCACCGTGCGATGCAGGTGGCCGGCCAGTACGTGCCAGAACCAGTCTTCGCCGCGCTGCCTTAGGCGTTTCCCGTCTCGGCCTGGGCGTCAGCGGCCTTGTCGCCGAAGCCGGAGTGCTTCATGGCGACCTGCTGCAGTTCCGCGGCAACCAACGGCTTCAGCTGTGCGGCCTGCGCGGCGGTCATCACCGGCTTGCCGTTCTCGTCGCAGATGGTGGCCGCGATCAGCTTCGCGCGATCACCGTCCTGGTAGAGCCGACGGAACTCCGCGTCCGGCAGCTCGCGCACGTGGAACTGCGCCTTGTCGCCGCTGGGCAGCGTGATGGTATCCGCGCGCACGTCTTTGGACGCGAACATGCCGAGGCTGGTGAAGGTCTGCAGCACGGTCGGCGGGGCAGCGAGCGCGTCGGTCGCCGGGGTGTCGTTGGTCTTGCTCATGGGCCGTTTCCTGAAATGGTGGTCGGGCGCGCAGGCCGCGCACGGCTAACACGCGGGGTTCCCGCGCGCCCGGCCAGAGAGAAGGCCCGCCGAAGCGGGCCGAAAAAGAGATCGCCGTTGCGCCTATTAGGGCGCCGGACGGTGGGTGGTGACCGCGCCGGAGCCACGAATGGTGATGGTTGCCTTCCAGATGTCGTTGTCGGCGACCTGGACGGCGAAGTTCTGCACGAAGCCCTTGAACTGCTTGGAGACCACGTCGTCCGGCGGCGTGATGACACCGGCAACGGCCTCCGGCTTGTCCACGCCTTCGGTTTCCGACTTCGGAGCGGTGACCAGGAAATCCACCACCTCGCCGCTCTTGTGCAGCGCCTCGATCTTCTCGTGGTCGACGGCGTCGTAGTTGATTTCGATGGTGGTGCTGCCGGTGGCCTTCCGGCCGGCCACGAACTGATCCCAGTCATCATCGAAATCGGAGACGTCGATCTCCGATGCCTGGCCATCGGGGAAGCCGACCGAGCGCAGACGGGTCACCTTCGTGACCTCGGTGGGCGCGGTGGCAATGAACAGCTGGGTGTGCTTCGACTTCAAAACGCCCATTGCGTTTTACCTCTTGGATAGAGCCCGGTCGCCGGGCGAAAAAAAAACCGGCTTGCGCCGGTGGTGGGGTTGAACATTTCGAGCAGCTACCGGATGTCCAGCAGCCGCACGTCGAAGGAGATGCCGAAGGTGTCGGTGCCGTCGGGGTCCGGGCTCGGGTTGTAGGATTCGATGCTGCCGCGGCGCTCAACCTCGTCGCGGATCGCGATAGCTGCGGCGTTCGCCTGCATGGTGTCCTGGCCCCAGACCGTAATCCGGACCCGCCAACCGTCGGCCGGTGGTGTGTCGGACTGAGGAACTGGGGAGCCTGCCACGACCTCCCAGGTTGCGTAGGGCAAAGCCGCGCCCTGAGGTGCCACACTGGGCCAGACGCGGATTGGATCGCCCAGCAGCGCACGCACAGGCGCACTACCCTGCAAAACCGGTTGGATCAGAGGAATCATCACAGTACCCAGCCTTTCCGCTTCAGCGCGCGAGTGATCGCGATCCACGTTTCATTGATGATCGCCTGGGCGGCCTCAGGTCCTCGGGCCTCAGCGGACGGTGTGAGGAACGGCTTGGCCGCCATCTTCTTCGTGCCGAACTCCAGGTGGCGCCAGTAGTGCGCCCAGCCCGTCGTTTCGTAGACCTTGCCAACACGCCGCATGCGCTGGTTGCGCTTCGTGTTTGAGTACCTCGCCTTACGGCCGACCCGTACTCCGACCGTGAAGTACTCCCCATCCGTGCCCACCCCTGCCCGACGGCGGTTCTTGGCGTTGGCCCTCCGAACAACAATCTCACCGGCAAGGAAGCCCGACCGCTTCGCAACGCGATTTCGAGCCTCATCGCGGATGATGTTCCCTGCCTTGCGCATACCAGTGCGCAGGGGTTTCCCACGGACGTCATCCGGCAACCCGCGCAGGGTATCCAGCAGCCCCTTCAAGCCATGCAGCACCAGGTCTTCAGCCATCAGCGACCCCTGCATCCACCATCAGCGTCAGCCACTGCCGCGCGGTCGGGTCCGGGAGCACTGCGCGGATGGCATACGCCTGTCCATCGAACATAACGCGCATCGAGGACAGAACGCCAGGGATGTATGGGATCTCCATGCGGGCAGTGACCTCGCCATGCTCGGCGCTTGCCGCCGTGAACTCGCGCCCCGATAGCGGAACCACCTCCGCTGGCAGATCCTTCTGCCAGTCCTTCCACACTCTGGTGTCGCCGCCCAGGGGAAGGCGGACTGCCTCGTGGTTCTGCAACGTGATGCGATGCCTGTATTTCCCGGCGCGCCTCACGGCAACACCCGGCGATACGGGAACATGAGGCGGTCCACAGTCGGGTTCTCCACGGGGATCGTGCCGGTGATGCTGGCCTCGCGGTTCGCGTAGAGGTCGCCAAGCAGCAGCAGCACCGCAGCCCGCAGCGGGCCCGGTAGCGGCCCCGGCGTAGTGGTGAACGTCACCGGGTATGCGCCAGCCTCGCTGACCAGCACGGCTGGCTCAATGGGCAAGGGTGTGCGCCCATCGCCGACCGGCGTCCATTCGTAGGTCGCGGCGGCCAGCGCGTAGCCCGTAGTCCGCTCCACTGACTCCCGCGCCGCGTTGATGAAGGCGCCTATCAGTGCGTCGTCAGCATCATGGATCACAACCAGGTGCGCCTTGGCTTCGGTCAGCGACACAGGTTCCTCAGCCGCTGGAATCAACGTGCGCAGCATGGGCTACTCCTGCGGGCCGGCGGCCTTGATTGCATTGGGATGGGAGTCGATCAGCCCGCCAAGGCGCAGCGCCTCGACGTGGGCCGCATCGACCTCGATCACTTGACCGACCTTGCCCAGGTGGTTGTCGCTCAGCACCAGCACCTCGACGGTTTCACCGGTGGCAGCCAGCGTGTCGGCCGGAGTCGGCGAGGTGTCCAGATCGACTTGACCATCCCCGCCGTCAGCGGCGGCACTGGAAGGCGAAGCGCTCGCGGCCGCGTCATCGTCGGCCGCAGCCCCTTGGGTGGCCGGTTCGCTGACCTCCGCGCCCGCTGCCGTCAAGGGCGCGCCGGTGTCATCCTCGGAAGCACCGGCTTCGGCCCCCCCCACCGACGGGGCGGAGGTATGGGTGTTCTTGGGTTTAGCCATGTCGTTCTCCAAGGGGCGCCCGAGATGGGCGCCCCTCATTGGTGGGCCAGGGCGATTACGCCGAAGCGCCGTGCTGGAAGGTCTTCACCGCACCGCCCACGTCGATCAGGTTTCCGCCCGAGCGCATCCAGGCCATGAAGCCCACCTGCCCCTTCTTGATGTAGGCCGAATCGTTGAAGCGGAACAGGGTCAGCGCCATCACGTCGCGGATCTTGTAGTAACTGAAATCGCCGAACGCGATCGACTTGGCCCCCGGAGCCGGCGCGGGCACGTGCTGATTGATGTTGATATCACGGTTCAGCAGGCGATCCGGCGCGCCGCCGGGGTTGCCCTGCTCGTAGCCCGGAACGAAGATCGGGCGGCCCTGGTCGTCCTTGACCTTGCGCACCAGCTTGAGCATGTCGTCGTGGAGCATCCACTTCGCCAGCTGGCGGTACGCCGGATCGATGCTGTGCTCCAAGTCGACCAGGTCATCGTAGGTGATGCCCGGCAGGGCCGACACGGCACCGATCTTGCCAACCGAGGCGGCAGTGATCAGGCCCATCGGCTGACCGTTGCCCGTACCCAGGGTGTAATGGCGGTTGGTGATGCGGCCCAGACGGGTCTGCAGGCGACGCTCAATGAAGCCGGCGATATCGGCCGTGCTGTCCTGCAGCAGATCCCACGGCACGGTGACCACCTTGGAGCTGAACTTGTAGACCTGCAGCCCCTTGGTGCCGAACGACAGGTCCTGATCCGTGGCCGACTGATTCTCCGCCACGATCTCGCCCTCTTCCGAGGTGCCGTCGCTGGTCGGGTACTGCATCGGCTCGCCACCGGCGGTGCTGAACACGTCAGCCACCTGACGCATGCCGCCGAAAGCCTTGAGGGCTTCCAGGATTTGCGCGGACAAGCTGGTGGGCACCGTATAGCCCCCCTGCTCGGGATTGACGGCCGGGTTGCCCGACATGGCTGCATTGACCTGCTTCCAGTCCTCGGCGCTCAGGGCGTTGTCGCCGCCACGTGCCCAGCGGTCGAACAGACGCATCTCGTTGGTCGGCTCCTGGCCACCGCGGTTTCCGGCGGCGTGCTCGCGCACGCCCTGATCGCGCAGCGCTTCGTCGGCCGTAATGTCCATCACCTTCTGATGGCGCTCGATCGCCGCGTCGATGCGCTCGATCTCGGCCACGTTCTCGTCGTACTTGGCCTGGTTCTCCGGCGTCCACTTGTTGCCGTCGCCGGTGCTGGTGTCCAGCAGGTTGCGGGTGTCCATTGCCAGCGCGGTGCGGCGCTCCCGCTCGGCCTGAATGTTGAAGGGCATGCGCTATTTCCTTTTGTCAAAAAAAACCGCCTGTCGGCGGTCGGGATGAACTGCGGGCGGGAGTCGCTTACGCAGCGGAGCGTTCCAGCAGCGCCAGACGGCGTGACAGGTTGGCCTTGTGGGCGACGGCGGCGCCGTCGTCGGGTACGGGGGTACGGTTGGCCAACGCAGCCGGGGCATTCTCGTAAGCGGACAGATCCCAGGTGTTGGATGCCTTCCTCTTGCCGACGACCTCTACCACGCGGTCGACGAAACCGTGTTCTTTGGCTTCGTCGGCCGTGAACCAGGTCTCTTCGTCCATCCACTGGACGATCTGCGCCTCATCCTTGCCAGTGCGGCGGGTGTAATCGCCGGCCAGCCCGGTATCGATCTTCGCCAGCAGCTCACCGGTCTTGGTCATATCGGCCTTGTTGCCGATAGCAACCGTCCAGGCGTTGTGGATCATGAAGCCGGCGCCCTGGCTGATTTCCACCTCGTCGCAGGCCATGCAGATGCCGGTGGCAGCCGAGGCCGCCAGTCCATCCACGTGGGCAATCACGGTCGCCTTATGCTGCGCGATCGCCGTCATCATCGATCGGGCCGCAAACACGTCACCGCCCGGCGAGTCGATGCGCAGATGGATCACGTCCGCGTCGATGCCGGCCATTGCTTGGGCAAACATCGTCTCGTCAATATCGCCCCACCACCCGCCGATGACGCCGTGCAGGTAGATCGTGGCCTCCTTGCCCTCGGTCTCCGCCCGGATGGGCTTGGAATGGCCGGCGTTGTTCTTGGCCAGCTGCAGCAGCTTAGGAATCGGCATCTTCAGGGTTCCTTTCAGGGTCATCGCCACCAGGCTTCGCCGGCGGCGGCTGGCTGTTCGGCTGGTAGAGCTTGTCGCCACCCTCGATGGGAGGCAGGTTCTTGAGGCGGCGGACTTCGTTGACGACCATCCAGCCTTGCGTGCCAGGGCCACCCAGCGCCTTGCTGAAGTACTCCCCCTGCGTCTTCGAGTCACCGGCCATAAACATGTCCACGTTGTGCTCAACGAAGAAGCGCGGCGTTCGGAACAGTTTGCGGTTCAACTCATCCTTGATGCGCTTCAGGTGCGGCCCCAGCGTGAACTTCACGAAGCCGGTGCCCATACTCTCGATGCCACTGCCCCAGCTGGTCGCCTTGGTGGTTTCACCGATCATGTGTGGGGGCACACCGAATGCACGGGCCACGTCGATCACCTGCCACTGCCGGGACTCCAGCAGCTGCTGGTCGACCGCTGACATGGTCAGCTCGTGAACCTCCAGCCCCTCGGTGAGGACCAGCGGAATGCGGCGATTGCCCTGCACGCCGCCATACTTCTTGACCCAGGCGTCGCGGAAATCGTCCTGCTGTGCCGTGGTCATCTTGTTCGGCGTGCGGACAGCCACTTCCGGCTTGCCACCCTCGCTGAAGAACTTGCCGGCGTGCTCATCGCCCTGGATAGCGATACCGATGCCATTCCGCGCCCCCCATTGGATTACCGACATGCCGTGCACGCCATTGAAACCAAACCCGGGGAAATGAAGCACGTCGTCCTGGTCCACGGTGAAGTACCCGTCCGCGTCGTGGAACGTGTACTGCAGGCGCGTCGGTTCCCGTGGGCTGGTCTTCTCCTGCTTGAGGATCATCACCCTGTCACGGGGCCAGGGAATCAGTCCGGTCGCCACGCCGGCGCGGTTGCGCGTCATATACACCACGCCATCGCCGCGCAGCAGCATCTGGCCTACGATGAACTCCCAGCCAGCTGCACTCGACCAACCGGAGGAAAACTGCTCGTTCAGCAGCCACCAGTAATCGTGCTCAGCCCGCGTGCGGTGCCCGTCCACCCGCTCGAAAACAGGAAGCGGCAGCTGCGCGATCGCGCCGGCCAGCAGAGAGACGGAAGCGAACACCGCCGAGACCCGCATCGCTGATTCCGGGCTGACGACAGCACCGGAGGCCGTCGTCGGATTCCCGAACACCTCGAACATGCCCATGCCGGAGGATTGGATCACCTCGCCGTCGACCAGGTTGCTGATCGTCGGCTCGATACGGTCGCGGGCATCGGCCCGCCGGTTCTTCTCGAATAGTCCGAACATTATTCGATCACCACGAAGCCTTGTTGGGTTGTGCCAGTGTCCCGCGCCTGCATGGCGCGGCCCATAGCCATAATTAGCGCCACCGCGCCGTCGATCTTGTTTTCCATCTTTTCCTTGCGTGGATAGACGTGCTCCTTGGCGTCCACCCTCGCCACGACATTGCCCATCATCCAGGTCATCGCCGCGTTACCGTCGTGCCACAGGCGGCGCGACAGGATCAGCGCTTCCACTTCCTTCATCGGCTCTGACAGGTTGCGCACGGACTGCGCCATCTCGACAACCGGCAGACTCTCCTGCTCTAGGCGGGTCATCAGGTAAGCGGCCTGGGCAGGGTCGAAGGCAATGTCCTGCACATCAATGCCCTGTGCCGCAAGCTCCTTCAGCTCTTCCTCAATGAAGGCGTAGTCGGTCATGTTCCCCGGCGTGGCCACGATCAGCTCATCCAGCAGGAACTGCTGGTACTTCTCGTTTTCCTCCACCGCAGACTCGGGGACGTAGAAGCGCGGAATGGCGTAGAAGCTGTCGCCCTTCTCGAACAGCAGCACCACCGCAGCTACGTCCAGCTTTGAGGCCAGATCGACACCGACCCAGCAGGGGCATCCAGCAAAGTCCGAGATCTCAAACCGACGTTTCTGCCGCTGCCAGGCGAGCATGTTCATCCATGCCAACTTGGCACCCACCCAGTCGTTCAGGTGCTTGGTGCGGTACGCACTTTGCTTGCTGGCAGAGCGCTTTGCCTTAGCCAGCATGTCCACCAGGAACTGCTCAAATACCGAGACCCCGAAGTTCGGGTTGGCCTTTCGCAGCACTTCGGGATCGTCCCAGCGATCTCCCTCATCGAGGCAGTAGATAGCAGCGAACACTGTCTCGTCGGTCACCTCGCTGCGCAGGATGCGGATTGCATCGCTCCGCATCTCGAAGCACGGGCCGGAAAGGTTGGTCCCCGCCGTCGTGATGATCGACAGCAGGGGCTGCTCGCGCGCGCCCATACCGGTTTCCATCGCGTCGACCATGTGGTCGTCGTCGTGCTCGTGGTACTCGTCCACCAACGCCGCGTGTGGGCTGGAGCCGTCGCCAGGCTTGCCGATCATTGTCTCGAACTTCGACATGTCCTCCATGACGAAGAGCGGGCCCGGGTTCTTCGGGTTGCCGGCCTGTTCGATGCCGAACCGAGAGCGCAACGCCGGCAGCTTCTGCACCATCTGCCAGGCCGGGCGAAATACTTCGTATGCCTGCTTTTCGCTGGTGGCGCCCGAGTACACCTCGGCGCCGGCCTCACCATCAGCGCAGAACAGGTACAGGCCGCGCGCAGCCAGGCGGAGCGATTTTCCGTTCTTGCGCGCAATCTCCTCGTAGGACCTGCGGAACCGCCTGTGACCGGTCTTCTTGTGGACCCAACCGAACAGGTTGCACTCGATGAAGCGTTGCCAGGGCTCCAACACCAGGAGCTTCTTCTGCGCCGCCCATTTGCCCTTGGTGTGCGGCATCTTCTCCATGAAGCGCACCGCACGGTCGGCCTTGTCGGCGTCGTACTTATATGGCCAGTCAGCCCCCTTGCGCTTCAGGTCATCGAGGAACCGCTGGCACGCCAACCGGATGTACTCGCCGGCGATGATCTTCCCAGCCGTCACGCCCTTGGCGTAGGCCTTGGCTGATTCGGTCGGCGTCATGGATCAGAACTCGTCGAATGGGTTGCCCTCCGGGGTCTTCTCGGTCCCCAGCTTCTGGCGATCGGCCGGGGTCAACCCCAGCCGCGCCAGACAGCCGATCAGGTGGGAGTACTTGGCCGCGACGAACTCGCCGCGGTTGGCACGGAACTCGGAAAGCAGCGAGGACGCAACTTCCATGATGAAGCGGTCGGCGCTGGTGAGTACCCCCGGGAGGGCGCACTTCTCCAGCTCCTTCCACACCTCCGCGATCTGCGCCGGAAGATGGGAGGGCACCTTGCCCAATGACTTGCCCGTCGTGGGCGTTTCCTTCCTGTAGCGCTGGGGGTCTTTCTTGGGCGCGCCTTTCAGCTCGGCCAGCTCCCTCGGCTGTCGGTGGCGGGCCATCGGACCTCCAAATCCTGAAATTCAAATTCTGCGGATGCGCGAAGAAAGGGGGGCGCGCGTATCGGCCGAGGAGAGGCCTCAACTTTGCCCCTCCCCCCCCCTTTTCGTTCAGCTTTCTGTGGATAACTAGCAACTCATTCAGCTTCGCTGGTTTGGTCGCCATTCCTTCCGAACCCGCCGTTCTCTCGCGCCGTCTTCGCGCTATGGCACGGTCGGCACAGCGGCTGCAGGTTGCCGTCAGCGTGGTTGCCGTCGTCCCCGTCGATATGGTCGACCTCAGTCGCTGCGCGCGCCCTCCCCTGCGCAGCACAGCATCTGCACAGCGGCTCACGGGCCAGTACCACCCCACGTATTCGGCGCCACAGCGACGAGTTGGTGGGCAGCGCACGGCGTGCTTGCCTCCGGTGGACCTGGGCGCTGGTCTCCTTGTAGGGGCGCCAGCCGGCCGCTCGGTGCTGCGGTGGCCGGGTGGGCATCAGTAAGGGATCCCGTCCAGGTCGTTACGTGCAGGCTCGGCACCTTCATCCTGCAATGGTGCGCCGGCCTCCTCGCCGAGCAGCTGCGCCACCGACTGCACGAGCAAGCCCACATGCAACGCCAGCTCGGCGATCTGCTTGCCTTGCTGCTCAATAATCCCGACCAGGCGGTCGATGCGGCCGTCGGTGCTGCCCTCAATGAGCGCCGCCAGGGCAGCGTCAGCACCAGCGCGAGCCACCTGCTCAGCGGACAGTGCAGCCGCCAACTCTTCAATCCGTGGAGCGTCCATCACTCACCTTCGTCGTTTGCAGTACCAGGCCGCGGCGTATCCACGTCTCGACCCGGTCCCAGTTCGGCCCAACGCCCGTTGCCCGGGCGCACCACACCACCGCGGCGAGGTAGCAACGCAGCCACCACCGCATGCGGATGGATGCCATCACGGTGATGCGCTGCGCATCAGAACTCCTCCACGTCCCAGCCGCCACCGTCGCGCTTGCGCCGGACCTTCACCGCAATGAAGCGGAAGGGGTACATTGCGGCGGCAATTTTGATCTTCGCCCTGGCATCGTCTTGCCAGTGACCCTTCACCTCGTGGCACTCCATGACTCCATCGGCAGCCATGACCGCGAAGTCCGGCGTGTAGAACGTGTTGTCGGCCAGCCGAAGCTTCATGCCCTCGAACCGGTGCCACTGAACCTCGCCCGCCGCCTGGAGCGCGCGCAGCCGCTCGGCATAGGCGGCCTCGGTCTTGTTCATCTCGCCGGTCTTCAGCCGGCCCAGGGCGAGCACTCGGCGGTTCATTTCGTCACCGGTTGACGGTCAGCCTCGATCACTTCTTGGCTGGCGAGGACGTGGTCGTCGGCGTCCCGGCCGACTTGAACAGCAGCTCCCGCAACCTCTGCTCGTAGTTCGGCGTGCGCATCACGTTCGACGGCGCCGGCGACGGCTTGGGACAGGAGGCTGGTACTACAGGTGGCGAGGTCGTCGCGCAGCTGGAGACGGCCAGCGCGCAGGTCAGCCACAACAGTGGCAGGGACGGTCGCGGCCGCAGTGCGGTCTTCTTCATGCTTCGCTCCGATGGTGGCCAGGTCTTGGGCCTGCTGGTGTTCGGCGGCACGGACCTGGTTCACTTGGTCCGTCACTGCCTCGGCGCCAGCAGCGCGCTGTTCGGCTTCACTGCCTTCTGCCCGGTCGGCACGCCAGGCCCAGCCAAGGCCGAACATGACGGCGGACCAGACGACGAAAGCCGCAACTGCGATACCGGTTCGGTTCATCAGGCAGGCTCCGGAGGGATTACAGCGCCGACCTGGCGCATGGCGCTCTCCAGCGTCAGCACGCGCAGGCGCAGCTTGTGGGCTTCTTCCTGCGCAGCCCGGCGCAGCGACATCTCTTCGGCCAACTGCACCGTGATGGCGGCTTGCGAGTCCTCCAGCGACTTAACCCGCTGGACCAAGCCGTTGAGCAGGTCCACGTTTGCATCAGTTTCGGTTCGCTCTTTTCGGCGAGACAGGACCGAACCCCACGTCTCGCGCACCAGCCACAACGCGACCGCGCTGCCAGCAAGCCACCAGGGCGCAGTGTCCTCGCCCATCATCCGATCGCCTTCATGGCAGCGGCGTAGTGCTTCGGCCAACGGTCAATGTGCGGCTTACCCGGCCTCCAGGCGTCCAGGTACTGCGCCCAGGCCACGGACACGTTGCCAATGGCCGGTAGGCGCTTCGGCAGGGTGAACAGCAGCAGGCGGGCGAAGCCTGCGGCCAGGATGTCGTCATATTCCAGCTGTGCATGCACCGCAGCGGGCGTCGCAGCGACGCCCCGGGCGTTGCACAGCGCGGCAGCAGCGGCGCGGGTCGAGGGGTGGTTCAGCACCCCGCGCACGCCACCCTGCTCGAACTGCCACAGGCCACGGGCCGGGCCTTTGACTTGACGGCGGTGGGCCAAGGCAGATTCCTGGCCGGCAATGGCCAGCAGTTCTACGCGCGCCTCGGGCGAGTCGTAGCGTTCGGCTCCCAGCAGGGCGAGCGCCGGCACGACCACGTGTACCAAGCACTGCGCGGGTGTCATCGGCAGCGGCAGCTGTGACATTAGTGGAACTCCGGCATAGGTGCCCGCCCCTGCGCCGGCTGGGCACGAGGGTTGATCCGGCTGGGACGCGGGCAAAGAAAAAGCCCCGGCTTGGCCGGGGCTTGCGATTGGATGGTGGCAAGATTGCCCCCTTTTGCGATGACCTAGGAAGTCATCGTTACGCGGCCTTCGACAGCGCCCTGCTAAGCCTACTTGCAGCGCGCGATTCAGACTCTCGGAAGTGGTACAGCATCCATTCGTAGACCGGTCGCCAGAAGCGGCTGTACGCCGAACAGTCGGCGCCGATTGCATTTGCCCGCTTGCGGCCACTGAGCGGCTCAAAGCCACTTCCCCCGCAGTCTGCGCAGCGGACGACACCCGCAATGGCCGCATCCAGTACGACCTTCCTGCCACCGCAGCGCGCGCACTCTGAGGCCCCAGCCATTTCAGCAATCACCGCCCCGGCCAGTACGCCAAGCTGCTCCATCGTGTTGTTCGGCCATGTCACAGCTCGCGCTCCCTCCAGGGCTTCCTCCGTCCTGCGTAGCTGGCGACGCTGCGCGTCCGTGATCTGGGCGCCGCCCCAGCCCATGCTGGCCTTGGCAATACCATAGTCAGTGCGGGCATCGGCAAGTGTGTGCATCTGCCGGGTGAATTCAGGCGCCACTAGGGCGATGACCGCCTGGCGTAGCTGCTCACGTCGGCGCTGACCGCTCTCCGGCCACCACAGTGCCTCCAACAGCTCACGCCCCAGTCCATCTGGCACGAAGGCGAGCGCAGCAAGGATATCCTCGGTGGACGGACCACCCGTGTTTCCGTCAAAGCTCATGGCCTTTGGCCCCGTCCGGCTGGACAGCAGCTCACGAACGTTTTTCATGCCTTTCCCCTTGTTCGCTCTCGTCGATTGATTTCACGGCGCAGCGCGCGTGCTCGGCGCAGTGCCTGCTCTGCCTGCTGCCTCTGGGCCGGGGCATTCCAAGCCCTGGCCCAGCGCATCGCGGCTATGTCTTGCTGGATGCTGCTCAGCAGCTCCAGCGCCTTGTCGTCGTAGCAGGTCAGGTCCATCCAGCCAGCTTGCCGCCCTTCCGTCGCACCACTCGCGACCTACCCCCCGCGCAGGATCCGTCGGTAATCCGCAACCACGGCCGTGACCTCGACCCGCCTCTGGGGGTCCGTCTGCTCCCAACTCGCCGACAGCCGCTGCACCCGGCCACCGCGCGCCACGAACTCCGCAACGGTCTCCCCCAGGACGGACGGACCTGCTGCCTTCCGTGCCGGCTTGGGGATCAGCGCCGCGCGTGCGCCGAGCGCCGCAACCGGCTCGGACCGAAAGTGCTCCAGTCGTACCTTCCGCCGCGCCGCGCGGCGCCGACCTTTCTCCCTCCTCCGCTCGGCTTGCTGCGCCTCGTTGAGGCGGGGCTTCTCCATCGCCTTCCCGGTCAAACTGAAACGGGCTGTCCCGGCAACACCCACCCTCGCGACGTAATTACGCGCGACCAGGTAGCGCAGAATCGAGATGACGCGGTCACGGTTCTCCTTCGCAGGCATTCCGGCTGCCGCGAGCAGTTCGTAAAGCTCCGCGTAGCTGCATCCGTCCGCAGGTGCTTTTGCCAATGCCGCGCGCACCTGCTCGGCGTAGGTCGTTGTATCGCTCATGCTGCCTGCCTCTGTTCGTTGACGAACGTCTGCTGTGCGATCAGCTCGTCGTCGGTGCCATACGCCTCGTGGAAGGTCCGCGAGCCGTCCATCAGGCTCGGGCCGTAGGTCTCGCGCATCGTCGCGAAGCTGTTCCCGCCCAGCGGGTGCCGTCGGTGGTGCCAGGTGCACAGCGCGTACCCGAACGCGTGGCCGCGCCGCAGGTTCCCGCTCTTGGCGTGGTTGTAGTCGCAGCCATAGACCACCAGCGGCGGCGCCAGCAGCTCCTGGGCGACCAGCGACAGGCAGGCCATGCACGGCCCCACTTTGGACGCCTCGATGCGGGCTGCCTCGGCTGCGGTCGGCGGCGGCGCCTTGGACCACATCAGCGCGCGGCCTGGTCGGCCAGCCGCCAGCCGTGCTGCCAGGCTTGCGCCTTCTCGCTCAGAGCACCCGCCCGGCGGTTGGCGCCGTCCTCGGTCTCGCACTCGATCCATACCAGGTGCGGGTTGTCGCTCAGGCGCTGGCCGTTGAGCCGGGCCGAGTACCCTGCGTTGATCTCGGCGGCGAACCTGCTGCGGGTGCTGTAGGCGTTGAAGTCCATCAGGCAGTCCGCCGCAGCAGCACCAGGCTTGCCCCCACCAGTACCCCGGCCCAGGCGGGCGCACTCATCCCGAGCACAGCCAAAAATCCCGTCACGAACAAGACTGCATCCCACGTTGACCTCTTCATGGTCAGGCCCTCGCCAGCTCGTGGTCGCGCGGGACCGTGAACCCTGCAGCGCGCGCATGCCCACCACCGCCGTACAGCGCCGCCACCTCGCTCACGTCCACCGCGTCCGGCGTGGAGCGCAGGCTGAACACGCGGCCGGAGGCAGTGTCGTAGTAGCAGGCGGCGAACGGCCGGCCCTTGCCCATGAGGTGGCCGGCCTCGCTCACCAGCGCGCGCGGGATGCTCGCCGCCGGCACGCGGTAGTTCCCGATCACCAGCTCCCGGCGCGACAGCGCGACCTGCTCGGCCACGTCCTTTGCCCTGGCCCGCTCCAGCACCAGCCCCTGCTGGTACAGCGAGTAGGTCGTCTCGGCGGCCAGCGCGTCCCACGCCTGGAACGTGTACGGGTGACTGTGGACCGTCGCGCAGATCTCGCGTGTGTGCTGCAGGGCAAAGCGCCACAGGTCGCGGTCCTCGACGTGATCGAGGAAGGCCGGCCGTGCCTTGGCAGGGTGGAAGAAGTCCCACGCAATGCCGGCGCCGCTGCGGCTCATGTCGAACAGCGCGCACACGATGCCACTGCCGACACTGGCGTTGGCCGAGTAGTAGTCCCACGCCGCCCGCGCATCCGGCAGGCTGTCGAGGCGAACAACCCGCGCCAGCCCGGCCTGACCGACGTAGCAGTTTCCCGACGTCAGGCTGGCTTCGGCCGACTTGTGGTGGTCCAACACCAGCACCGAACGGGCGGACAGGCCCAGCTGCATCAGGACGTCGAACGGATAGCAGAAGTCCACCAGGATCACGTCCCGGCCGGCAACCTCGGGCGGCGCCTCCCCGTAAACGCCGGGATGGAACTCGGCGTCCATCGCCTGGCGGACGGCCCATGCCGCGGTGAACCCGTCGGCGCAGTTTGCGTGGTAGATGACCAGCGGCTTCATCGTGGTGTTGCTCCTGTGGTTTGGCTGGGCCTGCGCCGGCGGCGCTGCGCCCGTTTGGTCTTGCGGATCTCGGCCTCGATGCGTTGCGCCTCGGCCAGGTAGTAGTCGTGTCGCTCCTGCCGAACTGCTGCGCTGAACTGGAACTGCTTCAGCGCCTCATCAGCGGACGCGCGGTATGCCTTGGCCAGCCGAGGCGCCTGCAGACGCGGATCGTGGTCGAAGATGTCCAGCTGGTTGTTGTCCGAGCGCATCAGGCGGCCAGCTCCCGTGCCAGCTCCGCCAGCCGCGCCCGGGTCTTCTCGCTCGCCCCAGGCGATGCCTCCACCTTCCCCGCGAGCAGCGCCACGGGGTTGAACGTCGGCGACGGCGCGGCCAGCTCCAGGTGCTGGCTCACCTGCTCGTGCTGCAGCAGCCCCTTTGCCAGGGCGTCCGACAGCGCCGCGTGGCGACAAGCCGCGTCGAAGCCCAACGAAGGGGCGTAGGTGGCCGGCCGGCGGGCAGCGCGCGCCTCCTTCAACAGCCGGCCGTACGCTTCGAGGAATGCAGGGCGAGCAGCGATCTTGTCGCCCACCAGCACCAGCGGCAGGGCCGTCGACCATGCCTGCTGCGTGAGCGTGGTCCAGACCACCGTGGCGCGTTCGTCAGCCGCTTGTATAGCCACAGCCCATGCCTCGTTCGGAGCCGGGTGGCCGTCGTCGATCCGCTCCAGCACGGCAGCCAGTGATAACCGCCCCTTCAACTCGCGGCGGCAACCGGCCAGGGCGGCCTCGAGCACCGGCATCGTGTAGCAGGCCAGGTCCTGCACCATGTACGCGGCAGTGGTCGGGCGCATCTGGTCGCCGATCACCTCTGCGGTGGCAATGAGCAGGTCCACCAGATGGTCCTGTTCGTGGTCAACCAGCATGGGCAGCCCTCCCCCGGCGCAGCAGGGCCTTCGCCTCATCCGCCGCGCTGACGTTCGATTGCGTCTGGTCCGTGTGGCGGGCGCTGGTCTCGGTCACCTGCCGACCGGTGGCCCACTGGGTTCGGTACGCCTCGCAGCGCGCGAGCAGCAGCCCAAGGTCGTGCATGCCCTGGACAACCATCCGTTCGTTGACCCGCAGGAACCACCCAGCCACCTGCGGCGCCTCAATGCGGCCGAGACGCTGCACGATCTGCTTCACGTTGGCGTTGACCTTCGCGTTGCGCACCGGCATTGCGCCGTGGCGGTTGCGATAGGCCACCGCGTACGCCGCCCAGGTGGCCCGGCATGCGGCCTGCAGTTCCGTCTCGGTGTCCTCTGCCGGCGGCGTGGCCGGCAGGCCCGCCGGAGATGACGGTTCTCCTGACGGTTCAATGAGGGTTATATGACGGTTAGGCGGCACGGGGCGCACCTCCAGACCTGCGCCCGCTGCCTCACCCCCTGCACCGGGCGCATCACCCACTGCACCGGGCGCACCCCCTGCATCGGGCGCATCACCTGCGCCCGGTGCACCCCCGGTTTTCGCTGCCTTCCGCTTGCCCTTGGTGCTGGCGACGGCAGCGTTGAAGTTGCTCGGGTTGACCACGTAGACGTTGCTGCTGTTGAACCGGCGCTCGCGGGAAAGCAGCCCGACGACCTCAAGATGGTCCATTGCGCTGCGGACAGCGCGCGCCGACATGCAGCAGCGCTTCGCGATGGTTCCGATGGCCGGCCAGCACACGCCGTCGTCGTTGGCTTGATCTGCCAGCGAGATCAGCACCGCTTTCTGGGTGACGCTCAAGCCCTGCAACGGCCAGCAGCTGCTCATGATGATCGTGGACATAGCTCAGACCGCCAGGCTGTAGTTGTCGCCCGGGGCCACCGGCCACCAGGTGCAGGCGCTGCGGCCGCTGACGTCGCACGCCTTCTTCGGGCCACGCCAGACTCTTCCGTCTTCCAGCAGCTCCGGGAGGCGCCGGGCCAGCATGTAGCGGTCGTGCCCGCTCGCCTTGGCAAGCTCCATGCTGGTGAGGCCAGGGTTCGCCTTGACCGCGCCGGCGGCACGATCCTGCTGGATCGCCTGCATGCCGCTGGCAACGATGTGCACAGCCGCTTCGTGGCTGGTGCTGATGTCGGTATTGCGCGCCGGAAGGTTCATGCGATCTGCTCCTTGCCGATCAGGGCGACGATGGCCTTGCGGAAGGTCAGCAGCCGGATCAGCATGTCGTCGGTTTCGTTGATGATCCGGCGCGCGTGCGGCCGGTCCTTCTCGTCGATCACGCCATCGGCCACCGCCGGGCTGATCGCCGCCACCAGCTCGCCGAAGTCGCTCATGAGCTGGCCGACGCCGACCGTGTCGCGAGATTCCTCGATCGCATCCAGGCGGATCGGCAGCACGCCGCGCCGGCGGCACAGCTCGCGCTCGCAGTTGGCGCGGTATGGCTCCGGCAGGCTCATTACCCACGCGTCTTCCAGGTTGGCCGGCAACGTCTTGACCACCCCGTCGAGGTAGCGGCCCAGGATCTGGCCGTTGTGCTTCTTGTCGGCATCCCCGTCGCCGCCGCGAGTGATGCGGAAAGGAACCTCACGGTCGTCCTCCGCCACCAGCTTCAGATACAGGTCGGCCACGGCCATCGCGAACGACCGACGGTTGCTGCCGGTGTCGCGCAGCATCTGCTCCGTGAACGCGAAGATCACGGTCTGGCGCTTGGGCAGGAAATGGTTCGCGTGCTTCATGACGGGGTCTCGGGTCGGCGGCACACTGGCAGGCATGGACGAATTCAATTCAGGGACGAAGGCCAGGGACGGCCAGTTAGGCGGCGTGGACGTCGAGATCGATTCGGCCTGCGTCGGGGTCTTCGGGAGCAGCGACGGCCGGTGCCTGCTCCTGCACCCCGAGCAGCTTCATCACCTGCGGCAGCGCCGGGACGCTCTGGTCTTCCGGCCAAGCCGCTACCTGCTCGACAGGCAACTGCAGCACCTTCGCCAGATGGGCATCAGTGGCCATGCCCAGTCGGGCGCGCAGCGCGCGCTTTGTGATCAGCACTTGGGTGATGGGTGGGTCTGGACAATCGGCATGCTCGGCTGCAGGACCGAACACGTCCGGGCGAAGCTCGTGCCGAGAAACTCCGGTAACCCCCTCGATCTTGATCACCCGGCTTGGCGGCACGCGGCCGCGCTTCCGCCAATTGCTCACCACGTTCTGCCCTACACCCAGGGAATCGGCCAGGGAAGTAACCCCGCCGGCGGCTTTCACAGCTTTGTCGAGTGCGTCCATGACCAGTAGCATCACATATCGTGATCCTACAATCAACACGCTTTGTGTTGGCGCAACATCACAGACCGTGAAGAATTGCGGAATGGCCTTCTCTGACAACCTCCGCGCCGCCCGTCTCCGAAGTGGGATGACCCAAGAAGCATTGGCTCTAGCCTGCGGCTGGTCGGGCCAGAGCCGCATCGCGAACTACGAGTCGTCAGCCCCCAGCGCGCGCGAACCCAAGGTTTCCGAGGTCCCCCTACTGGCTAAAGCACTGGGCGTGTCTGTTGCCTCTCTCTTCGGTGAAGCACCGGCGTCTCATTCCGCGCGACCCGATCCTGCCATCCTCGCCAGCACGTACCGCTTCCTGGTCGACGCGTTCGCAACACTCGGCAAGGCCGTCGAATTCGAAACCGAGGCCGACCTGTTTGCAGACGTGTACGAGTGGATTGCGGCGGACGACCGCCCGGCCGATCAACGGAACCTGGTGGATTTTGCGAAGTGGCGCGATAAGCGTGATCAGGACAGGGGCAAAGGAATAGATGAGCAAAACGGAAGCGCTGCTGCACAAGTTGGTAGAACGAATCAACGCAGCGCCTAAGGCGCGCCTACCGCTTAAGTCTGTGGCGGGGCCGGCAACACCCGGCTTTGGTTCAGTGGCCCGTGAGAGCCATATCCGGATGATCCGGTCGCTGGCGAGAATGTATCGGCCTTTCGGCATGCAGCTGCTGGTCGACCAAGCCACTTTGGGTAAAGCTGGCATCGACGAGCTGAGCGATGACGAATTGATCGCCCTCCACCGCGATCTTGATAGAGCACGGGAGTGCATCCGAGACGACGTCTCATTCGAGGAAGCAGGCATCCTCCGCAACTCGTTCGACCAGCGGTAAGCTCGGGCTGGGCAATTTTCCTGAACGAATTTTGCCCAGTTCATAAAACGCCAGCTTAAACATCACATATCGTGTTGACTTAAGAATCACGTTTTGTGATTCTACTTCCGTCGCCCCACGAACCGCCCATCCGGGCCGGGGCACGGAGACCAGCATGGCCACACTGGCCCTCAGCACCTCTTCCGGACCCGTCCAGGTCCAAACCCAACCCGTAACCGACAAGGTCGCCATGCACGTCGGCGACGCTGGCCGCGTCTACCTCACCGCCGCCGAAGCCGAAGACGCAGCCACTGAGCTGCAGCGCGCGGCGGCCGAGCTCCGCCAAGCCACCGGCAGCGAGGTGGCCGCATGATCGCCATCGATCTCGCCACTCACCCCAAGCTCGACGATCGATTCGAGCACGTGCGGCGCCGCGTTGGCGAATTGCTCGCGTACATGGACTCTGCCAACAAGCGCCCGAGCGAAGTCCGGATCTATCCGAACGACCACAAGCACATCATCCGGTCGGCCAACTCCCAGTTGCGCAAAAAGGCGAAGGATCAGGATCGCCTCGAGAACGAGCGGCGGAAGGCCGATGGCCTTCCCGGCAAGGTCAAGAGCGATGCGGACAAGGTCGAGTCTATCCACTACGCCGGGACGCCAGTGGTGCCAGGGGCCACGAACAGTCGCCCCAGGAAGGTGAAGCCGTGAGCGTCACGACCGCCGAGCAGTTCTACCGCGCCCAGTCCGTTCGCCGGCAGGCCATCGCATGCGGCTGGGATTCCCGCGCCGCTGTCGGCCAGCTGGTCCGCGCCGGGTATTCAAAGGAGGTCCAGAACCGCATGGCAGCGCGCGCCCTCGCCGCCCGTCCTGTGCCGGGAGGTGATGCCGCATGAACGCCATCGACTTCTCCTTCGGCCTGGTGCTGGGTTTCGCCGCCGGCGCGTGGACCAGCCTCCACTGGGCGCTGCGCCGCCAGGAAGAGCAGTTCGCACGCCTCATGGAGCAGATCCGATGCGCGCACTGATCCGCCACTGGCGCGCCGCTGTCCTGGTGCTGCTCTGCGCCCTACTCGCGGCCGTCGCCGGCGCCATGCACTGGGCAGGCATCAACGACACCGGCGTCTACATGCTCATGGGCGCCCTGCTCTGCGCCAGCCAGGTGCCCGACGCGTGGAGGCGCGGTCGCGATGGCTGAGGCGCCGACCGTGGCCTCGACCGTGCGCGACATGCGCCGCGCCGGCGCCGCAGGCGAACCGGTGCCGGCAGACGTTGTGCAGCTCTGGGTGCAAACGTTCATGACCCAGCTGTACGGCACGCAGACGCCGATCCGATACGAGTGCAGGCCGCGCTACACCACCGAGCCCTGGCAACTGGCCGAAACGGCCGACGTCATGCACTGGCGGCGCAGGAACTTGGAAATCCGCGCGCTCTATCTGCACCCGCCGGCCGGCAAGCACAAGGACCACCGGTGGCCGGCCGGTAGTAACGGAGAGGGCCAATGTCTGGAATGCGGTGAGACCGAATGGCTCGCCGGGCCGGACTGCAAACCGCACGCACAGATCCGCGACCACCGCTCGGACACGCCCTTCTCCCTGACGTGGCTGATCGAGCCCCTGGAAAAGCTCCAGTACCTCACGAAGCACATGAACCCGCTGGACCGCGCCAAGTGGCGGACCGAAACCACCTACCTCATCGATCGCATCAAAGACCACGCGAAGGGAAGCCCGCCATGACGACTGACAAATGCCACATCCCGGCAACTGCACCCATGTGGTGGGACGGCGGCGACCGCGCCATCACAGCGCGCGAGAAAGCCACCATCGAAGAGCACGGCCCGAGCTGCTTCAGCATCCCTCTCGTTCCCGCCATTGATGCAGCGCCGGGGGTGGGCAATGGCTAACACGACCTTCCACGTGCACCTCAGCGTGCGCAGCGCCATCCGAAATTTCAGCAAGCGCGAGCTGGGCAGCCTCTTCAAGAACGCCGCGACCGGCCGCTGGCTCACCGCCGACGAAGCGAAAGACGCGCTGCTGGATAACTTGGCCGCAGGCCGCTCGGTGCTCCCGATGGGCGCGCCCTGCGCCGGCTTCGACTATGCCGGCGGTGGCTGCCCCGGCCACACCACCGCCACCCAGGCCGCAGTGAAGCCGCTGCGCCGTGGCCCCACCCTGCTGCCCAAGGAGTCCCGCTGATGCGCGAGCACCCCATCCTGTTCAACGGTGCTGACGTGCGCGCCATCCTGGCCGGCCAGAAGACCCAGACCCGGCGTGTCGCGAAAGGCGTCGCGGCAGTCCATGCCCGCACTGGCGAAGCACTGGCTGACCTCGACAGCGCTGGCCCCAGTGTGCAATGCCCCTTCGGCCAGCCCGGCGACCGGCTGTGGGTGCGGGAGGCGCACGCCATCTTCCCCACGCACGGCCAGCACCGCGCAGACGGTGAGCGCTGGGGCCCTTGGAGTGGACTGCCCACGACCATTTCCCCAATGGGCGGCGAGATCGCCTACTACCGCGAGGGATTCGATCGCAGCGGCCCGGGCCGCTGGCGCCCCAGCATCCACATGCCACGCTGGGCCTGCCGCCTGGTGCTGGAGATCACCGCCGTCCGCGTGGAGCGGCTGCAGGCGATCAGCACGCAGGACTGCCTCGCGGAAGGCATCACCACCAGGTTCAAAGTGGCCGATGCCGCCGACGAGCTGCGCATCCAGTTCCGCGACATCTGGAACGACACCGGCGGCGACTGGGAAAGCAACCCGTGGGTGTGGGTCATCGAATTCAACAGGATCAACGAGGTTTCCAATGGCTGACGGCTCCCGCTCCTTCAACTTCCCCGCTCCGCAGAAGTCGCGCCTGCGCGCCGGCGAGATCGTGGTGGATCTGTTTGCCGGCGGCGGCGGCGCCAGCGAGGGCCTCAAGCAGGCCCTGGGCATCGACCCCGCCCTCGCCTACAACCACGACGAGCTGGCCATCGGCATGCACGCCGCCAACCACCCGCTCACCATCCACCACCGCGAGGACATCTGGCACGCAGACCCGCGCGTGGACGTGGCCGGCCGCCCGGTGGGCTGGTTCCATGCCTCGCCGGACTGCACGCACTTCAGCCAGGCCAAGGGCGGCCAGCCGCGCAGCAGGAAGACGCGCGCCCTGTCCTGGGTGGTACTGAAATGGGTGGGCCAGCTGCTGCGCGCCGACCGCGACACGGGCACGAACACCGCGCCGCGCATCCTCTCGATGGAGAACGTGTGGCAGATCCTGACGTGGGGTCCGCTGATTGCGAAGCGCTGCAAGTCCACCGGCCGCGTGCTGAAGATGGATGGCACCGTTGCAGCGCGCGGCGAGCGCGTGCCGGTCGAGCATCAGCAGCTGGTGCCTGACAGGAGCCGTACCGGCCGCACCTGGCGGCAGTTTGTCGCCGCGCTGCGTGCGCTGGGCTACGCGGTCGAATGGCGGAAACTGGTGCCAGCGACTATGGCGCCGGCACCAGCCGGGAACGCCTGTTTCTGCTGGGGCGCCGCGACGGTGAGCCGATCGTGTGGCCCGCGGCAACCCACGGCACCGCGCCGGGCCAGAAGCCGCGGGTGTCCGCCGCCGACTGTCTGGACTTCACCATCCCCTGCCCGTCCATCTTTGGGCGTAAGCGCGAACTGGCCGATGCCACGAAGCGGCGAATCGCGAAGGGCCTGCAGCGCCACGTCATCCAGGCGGCGGCCCCGTTCATTGTGCCGGTGACCCATCAGGGCGGCGACCGCGTCCACGGCGTGCATGAGCCGCTGCGCACCATCACCGCCGCCAACCGGGGCGAGCTGATGCTGGCCTCGCCAGAGCTTGCCCCCTTCCTCACCGAGCACGCCAATGCAAGCAGCCAACGCACGTTGGCGGCAGGCGAGCCGCTGCGGACGATCTGCGCTGGCGTGAAGGGCGGACACTTCTCCGTGGTGAGCCCCATCCTCGCAGGCGTCGGCGGCCGTGCCGGCCAGTCGGAACCACGCTCGGGCGCTGAACCGCTTTACACGATGACCGCGAAGGCAGACACCGCGCTGGTGGCACCGGTACTGGTGCAGACCGGCTACGGTGAGCGCGCAGGCCAGGCGCCGCGCGCATTGGACCTGCAGCAGCCGCTGGGCACGGTCGTGGCGGGGGGCGTGAAGCATGCAGTAGCAGCACCGCACCTGGTGAAATTCCGGGGCGACAACATCGGCACGCCGATTACAGCGCCGGTTCCAACGATCACTTCGGGAGCCGGCGCAAAGCGGCCGGCTGGAGCGGCTCATGCGCTGGGCATCGCCGCGCCGGTCATGGTGCAGGCAGCGCATGGCGAAGGCCGTCCAGGCGGTGTGCAGCGCTGGGGTGCCGGAAGCAAGGACGCGCGTGAGCCTGTTGGGACCGTCACCGCCAGCGGGAGCGGCGGCCATGCTGTTGCGTGTGCATTCCTCGAGCAGGCCAATGGTGGGTTCTACGAGGGTGGCGGGCGCGATGCGCGCGATCCGGTCAGCACGATCACCGCCAGCGGCAGCCAGCAGCAGCTGGCGACAGCCGAGCTGGCCCAGCTGTCGCCCGAGCATCAGGAGGGTGCGCTGCGCGTGGCCGCGTTCCTGATCAAGTATTACGGCACCGGCGCCAACATTCCGAGCCTCAATGACCCCGTCGACACCGTCACCACTAGGGACCGGCTGGCGCTGGTAACGGTGGTGATCAAGGGAACCCCCTACGTCATCGTGGACATCGGCCTGCGCATGCTCAAGCCGCACGAGCTGTATCGGGCGCAGGGATTCCCGGTGGGCTACATCATCGATCGCACCGCGAACGGCACCCCGCTGACCACCAGCGCTGCGGTGCGCATGGTGGGCAACAGCGTTAGCCCACCGCCGCTGCGCGCGTTGGCAGAGGCCAACCTGGACCCAGTGGCTGCGCCGTTGGCGATGGCAGCGTGATCGGGTACGTCGCCAAAGATGGTGAGAAGTGGTGCGCAGGAAGCACCTGCGCACCACAACCGGACTTACTTCTTCTTGTCCGGCCGCTGGGTCAGTGCCGAGCCAGCGACCGACTTCTGCGCGGGGGTGCTCTTCGGGCTCTTCAGCTGCTCCGAAGCCTTCGTGCCGACCGACTTACTGGTCTTCTCGTCCTTAGCCATTCGATGCACTCCAAGTAGTGCGGGCCATCCCGCAAGGAGGAGCTTATACCGTGATGCAGGTCCCTTTTATCAGCTTTTCCCTACTCGCTAGAGCGGGAATTCCCTACCTGAGCCCCCCGCTCAAGGCAGGCACATGCACCAAGTGGAGCGATCCGGAGGACTGGGCCCGCCCAGTGCTCAACCACTACGAACGGGACAACCGCGCCAGACAGGCCGTGTTCCTGATCCAGAAGCTTGAAACACGATATCCGGAGTGCGAGAACCCATGACCCAGACGCAGATCAGCCATCCCGAGGGGCTGCCGGCATGCGCCGCCGGACACCGCGCGCGCCACATTCACGACCTGCGCGGCCTCGCCGCCGGCGGCGGGCACCTGGTCGAATGCCGCTGCAGGGCAACCAGCAAGCACGCCGAACCCACCGCGGCACTCGCCGAGTGGCGCCGCATCAACCGCCCCGCCCGCAGCGCGCGCAAGATTCTGCCCGCGATCGATGCGCCGGCCGCCAACGTGATCCAGTTGCGCCTGCAAATGCCGGGCGAAGGAAGGGGTGCCAGTGGCCGTTGACATCTGCCTCTCGCGTGAAGAGGTCCGACAGCTTTGCCGGACCCCACAGAAGGCTCGCCAAGTCGCTTTTCTGCAGCGCAACGGCATCCGCCACTACCTGGACGCCCACGGGTGGCCTGTGGTGATCCGCGCCAGCGTGGAGCAGACTGAGCGCGCCGCACCGGCAGCCGCCGGCACCTGGAAGTCGAACAAGGCAGCCTGACATGGGACGGAGACCGACAAAGCCGGGGGCAATCCCCCGGTTCCGCGCGCGCCAGCGAGGCAAGGTGACCTACTACTTCTACGACCACGGCGGGAAGCCGCGTCGGGAGACGTCGTTGGGCACCGACTATGGCCTGGCCATCAAGCGCTGGGCCGAACTGGAGCACGAGACGAACCTGCCCGAGGCGGCGGTGCTGACGTTCGCAATGGTGGCTGATCGGTATATGGGAGAGGTCGCTGTGCGCAAGGCGTCCCGCACCCTGGCCGACAACCAGAAGGAGGTGTCCAACTTGAAGGCCTTCTTCGATGACCCTCCGGCGCCGCTGGAGCGCATCCAACCCGTGGACGTGCGCCAGTACATGACCTGGCGCACGAAGGGGGGCACCGCCTACGTCCGGGCGAACCGCGAGAAAGCACTGCTGTCCCACATCTGGAATTTCGCACGGGACAAAGGCTACACGGCCCTGCCGAACCCGTGCGCGGGCATCAAGGGATTCAGGGAGGTCGGCCGGGACGCCTACGTGGAAGACGACCAGTTCGCTGCGATCTGGGAGGCAGCGGACGCGTGCCTGCGGGACGCGATGGACCTCGCTTACCTGACCGGCCAACGCCCCTCGGACGTGCTGTCGATCTCGGAAATGGACGTGCGCGATGGGGTGCTGAACATCCAGCAGGCCAAGACCAAGGCGAAGCTGCGGTTCACCGTGGGCGGGAAGCTGGAAGCGCTACTGAGGCGCATCAGGGCCCGAAAGTCGGCCTACAAGGTGCACAGCACCCGGCTGGTCGTGAACGAGCAGGGTCGGACGATCGGGGTAAACGCGATGTCCAGGAAGTGGGCGAAGGCCTGCGAGGTGGCTGGGGTGACCGGTCTCCAGTTCCGCGATCTGCGGGCCAAGGCGGCGACCGACAAGGCCGAATCCTCGGGGGACGTGCGCGCTGCACAGAAGCAGATGGGACATTCGTCGGTGGTCATGACCGAGCACTACACGCGCAACCGGCGCGGCGCCAAAGTGACGCCGACGCGGTAATTGCGGAAAAGCTTCCGGATTGCGGAAAACAAAAAGCCCGCTTTCGGCGGGCTAAGTGCTTGAATCTAAATGGAGGCCTGGGTCGGAATTGAACCGGCGTACGCGGATTTGCAGTCCGCTGCATGACCACTCTGCCACCAGGCCGGTGACCCTATAAAACAAGACCCCGAGAACGGGGCCTGGTCGGGAGTTGGAGCAGGACACGAGACTGTCATCCCCTCTCTATCTCCTTGAAATGACTGAGGTTTTTTACAACCGCGTCGTTTCGATGTGCAGGATTATGTACTCATTTGGAGCCCTTGGCAACAACAATTTTTCACCGTGGTCCGCTATGGTCCACCTGCATCCGACCTCACGCTCGCAACATTCGTCCGAACGCGCCACGAAGACCGAAAGGCCGCCCCTCCACCCGCGAACTCTTGTCACACGCTTCCCCTGATGAGTCGGCGCGCGCACCCCCACCCGTGCCCTGCCCCGTGACTGCCGAACTGCAAACCGCAGAAGGAACCGCCAGATCCGTGCGGCCAACGGAAACCCGGTGGTGGTGTTCGACACGCGCCTCGTTCCGACCACGAAAGGCGACCAGGCCGGTGTCGCTGATGGTATGAAGAGCGGCACAGCAGGTGCGAAGTGCTGCCCCAAGCAGATAAGCAGCACACTGTGCGGAGGGAAAACCAGTAATCAGGCACGACGACCTGTTCTGGGTCAATGGGAGCTGATGAAGGCATTACAGGAGAATGCAGGCATCAGCCTCGCAAGCGGAGATTACATCGGTGCAGCCCTGTCAGATGACATCCCAATAATGTCCAGCAACTCAATCAAGCAGACAGATATTGAAATACTGAGGCAACCATGACAATTGGCATCAGATTCGGCCAGGGCCCGCAGTACAGCAGTCGCCAGTGTCGCCAACGGCTCTGGCGTTACCGCATGCGCCAGAGCATGAGTCGTCGAGGAAACTGCCGGGATGATGCGCCGCTGGCGTGTGCTGCGCAGTATTGAAACTGAATGGATACCGATCGTGGGCGATATGACAGCCCAGGAAGCGCGGCGGGACATCAGTCATTATCTGATGCATCGCTACACTTGGATTCGACCGCATCGGTTCAATGACGCGCCGGCTCCGGCTCAGGCCGAGAAAAAACCTGACGTCGTGTCCGGGATCAGTTGACCACGACAGCTACGCGGAATCGCTGCACTTGAAAATGCACTTGAATTTCGTGGCTGCGGGGGGATTCAGGCAGTCGTCGCTGAAACGAAAAAAGACGCCGAAGCGTCTTTTTTCAAGGACCTGCAGACTTCCTTGGAACTCTGTAGATCGATAATTGGAGCGGGAAACGAGACTCGAACTCGCGACCTCAACCTTGGCAAGGTTGCGCTCTACCAACTGAGCTATTCCCGC